CAGCCGGCACCGACGCAGGCCGTCCTCAGCAGGTACCTGAGCGGAGGGGGCATCTTCCAGTACGGGTACGAGGTCTACCTCCGCACGCTCCCCTACGACACGCAGGGGAGGCTCGACGCCTTGGCCACGCTCGGCAAGGTTGCCTCAGCGATCGTATCCAAGAATTACCCGGAGGCGCCCGATGGCGTCACCTGGTACGGGCACGAGCTGACGTCAAGGCCGAACAAGGTCGGGACGGACGAGGCCGGCAGGGAGACCTGGCAGCTCATAGCGATAATCACATACATCGAGAGGGGATAGAGATGGCAGACGCACAGAAGATCGTCGGGGTGTGGGAGATCCAGCACTACCTCGCGTTCGAGAGCACGGCCGGTTCCGGCACGTTCGGTGACCACGTCCGCGTGACCGAGGACACGAAGTTCGAGACGAAGAACGACGACGACGAGTACAAGCCGAAGTACCTCGACCGCAAGAAGATGCCGAAGTACACCATGGGACGCACCACGTCCATCGAGGTCGAGATCGACGCGGTCGTCCCTGGAGACATCCAGGCGAAGCTCGCCGCATGCGAGGACGAGGTGAACGTCCCGGTGCTCTACACCCGCACGCTCAACTACGACCTCGTCAGCGGGAAGGAGTGCCCCGCGACGGCGCTCGTGGCCAAGCAGGCCAACGCGACGCTCACGATGGACCCGATCTCCGGGGACTCCGGGGAGCCCGCGAAGCTCACGGGGACCATCAACATCACCGGGGACTACACCGCCGGGACCTTCGACACCACGACCAAGAAGTTCACGGCCGCGACCACGACCACGACCACGGGGGCCTAGCAACGGAGTTCCATCGCGGACCATGGGGCCGTCCTTCGGGGCGGCCCTTCCGTTACCGCGGCCAGACCATCTCCGATGTCATCACACGCGACATTGGAGGAAGCATGGCCGAGAACCACGAACTCGCAGGAAACCCCACGAAGGTCGTCACCATCGACGGTTCCGACTACGAGCTGGAGGTCGGGAACGTGACCTACGCCCTCGACGCCCTGAGGTGGCAGCGCACGCTCCAGAAGGTCGGGCCCGACTCGACGGCCGATGACCTCGAGGACGTGGCGAAGGCGGGCCTCGCGATCGTATCGTCGGCGCTCGGTGACGATGCCGCGACCACCCTCATGGGTGGCAGGAACCGACTCAACCTCGTGCGCCTCGTCTCCCTCGTCAAGGTGATCGTGGACGAGTCCTCCTCCGAGGACGCCATGCAGGCCATGACCGACGCCATCGAGGACTTCGCGGAGACCGCGGACGAGGACTAGCACCGTGGACTGGCTCACCAGGGAACCGCCGTCGGAGGTCGACGTGTGCGGAGAGATGGTCCCGATAAGGAGCGGGTGGCGCCATGCCGTCCGCTCCTACTCCGCATCCGGGCAGGCCGCCGTGCCGGCGCTCCTCGCTTCGTGGTTCTCGGTCGGGTCGGTCATCGACCAGACGGCGTCGGCACACCCCGACGAGGCGGTGACGGCCGCCATATCGTGGCGCGACGCCGCGTTCTCCGAGGCGATGCCGTACGGGAACGGCGGGGTGTCACGTGCGGGTGGCAAGCCGACGTTCGACCTCCTGGCCGACTCAGCGATCGTGTCCGTCGACTTCTGGCGCATCTACCGCATCGACCTCAGGACCGCCCAGATGCACTGGTGGCTCTTCGCCGCCCTCCTCTCGGCGCTGATGCGCACGGACGGGTCGCTCGTCATGGAGGCGGCCTCCGCCCGCTCCCCCATCCCACGCTCTATCGAGGGCGACGCGCGACGCGACGCGGAGAGGCGTGCGGAGGCATGGGCGTTACCGCTGCCGGAACCTGAGCTCGTCAGGAGAAGGAACGAGCGCGTCAGGGAGGAGTGGTAGCCATGGCCGACGGGAAGGTCGTAGTCGACATCCTCGGCGACGACTCCGACTTCAAGAACAAGGTGTCCGAGCTCGGCAGGTCGGCGCAGCAGTCGATATCCGGCTCCGGGGCGGCGATGAGCGCGCTCGGTGGCACGCTCATGACGACCGTGACGGCACCTGCCATAGCCGCCGGGACGGCCGTCCTGGGGACGGCGACGAGCTTCGTGAGCCTGCGCCAGAACGCCGTGACGGCCTTCACCACCATGCTCGGCAGCGGCGAGGCCGCGAACTCCATGGTTCGCTCGCTGTACTCCTTCGCCAAGACCACGCCGTTCCGCTTCGAGGGGATGCTCGAGGCGTCCCAGCAGCTCGTCTCGATGGGCATGAGCGCCGACGACGTCATACCGACGCTCACGGCCGTCGGAGACGCGGCAGCTGCCTCGGGCAAGGGCTCCGAGGCGTTCGACGCCATCACAGAGAGCCTGGGCAAGGTCCAGGCCCAGGGTCAGCTCACTCTCGAGGACGTGTGGTCACTCTCGAACAACGGCGTCTCGGCCCTGCAGATCCTCGCCAACAAGGCCGGGGTCTCGACCGACGAGATGAAGCAGGACATCTCCGACGGTGCCATCGACTCGGCCACCGCCATCCAGTGGCTCGTGGACGGCATCGAGAACGGAACGGACGGCATCGCGGGCTCCACCGCCAGGATGGGCGGGATGATGGCGGACCTCAAGCAGAACTTCCAGGGGTCCGTGGACTCCATGAAGTCAGGCTGGAGGAACCTCGCCCTCGCGGCATCCGGAGAGGCCGACGACGTGGCAGGCTCCACGTCGAACCTGCTCGACGTGCTCACGCCGCTCGTCCAGGGCGTCACGAGCCTCATGAACGGTGCGGCAGGGGCACTGCGTGACTCGGGCGTCTCGCTCCTGCCGGTCATCCAGCAGGTGTCCGACGTCATCGGGAACCTCTCGAAGGCCATCTCGGGCATGGACCCGTCGCTACTCTCGTCGATGGCGAGCGGGCTCGGGCTCCTCGCTGCGGCCGGACCCGGGCTCAAGATAGCCGGCAAGGCAGTGGAGGGCGTCGGAAGTGCCGTCGGAGGTCTCTCTGGGACCATCAGCTCGGTCGCCGGGACGCTCAACCTGGGCGGCATAGGAAAGAGCGTCGTCGGGTCGGTGTCCGAGATAGCCCCGAAGCTCAAGGGCCCGATGTCGTCGCTCAAGTCCGCGCTCTCGTCAGGGTTCGCGTCTGCCGTGACGGGCCTCGGCCCTGGGGCATGGTCCATGGCCATGCGGGGCAGCGTCGTCGCGCAGAGCGCCATGTCGAAGGTGTCATCAGCCGTCGGCAAGGTGTCCCCCGTCGTCGGAAAGGTGACGTCAGTCATCAAGGGCGTCGGTGGCGTCGTCGCGCCCGTTGCCAAGTCGATAGCGTCGAGCTTCCTCGGGATAGCAGGCGGGGCGCTCAAGGCAGGTGCCGTCATGGGCACGGTCGGCGTCCTCATCACCGGGGCGCTCGCCGTCGCGCAGGCGTCCGGCATGTCCGTCGACGGCATCATGCATGACGTGAGCGCGGGCGTCCAGGGGCTCGGGACCACGGTCCTGGCCGCCATGGACGGTCTCGCGGCGCAGCTCCCCGGCGTCATCCAGTCGATGACGACCTACCTCCCGCAGATAGTCAACTCGATAACGTCCGTTATAACCGAGATAGCTGGCAGGCTGTCGGGCATGATGCCTGAGATAACGCAGGCCATGACGCTCGTCATGACGTCCATCTGCCAGCTCGTCATCCAGAACGCGCCAGCACTCCTCACCGCCGCGATCCAGCTCTTCACGGCACTCGTCCAAGCGCTCGGGCAGACCATCCAGCAGATAGCACCGCAGCTGCCAGCCATGGTCCAGCAGATAGGTCAGGCGCTCGTCTCCAACATGCCGGCGCTCCTCATGGCGGCTGCACAGCTCTTCCTCGCGATCTCGCAGGCGATAGCGCAGAGCATTCCGCAGATCATCCAGGGCGTGGTCGGCCTCATCCAGACGATCGTGACCACGTTCCCGACGTGGGGCCCTGTGCTCGGGCAGGCCGCCCTCACGCTCTTCATGGCCATCGTGCAGGCCATCCCGCAGATACTCGGCCTGCTCCTCGGGGCCATAGGAAGCCTCCTGTCCCAGGCGTGCGGTGCGGTCGGGGGGGCCGTCGGGGGAATGCTATCGGCAGCTGGCGAGTGGATATCCGGGGTCGCCGACGCGGTCGGAAACGCCGCAGGTGGCGTCGTCGGGGCGGTCATCGGGCTCCTGTCGCAGGCAGCCGGGAACGTCTCGGGGGCGGCCGGGGAGATGCTCGGTGCTGCCGGGGAGTGGATATCCGGGGTCGCTAGCTCGGTCGGCAACGCCGTCGGCGGCGTCCTCGGAGCCATGGGCGACCTCCTGTCGCAGGCCGCGTCCGCAGTCACGAGCTTCGACCTCGCCAGTGCCGGCCAGGACCTCATCCAGGGACTCGTCAACGGGATAGGCGACGGTGCCCACTGGGTCATCGACAAGATCAACTCCATATGCTCGGACGCGCTCGGTGCCGTCAAGAGCTTCTTCGGCATCGCCAGCCCGTCGCGCGTCATGGCACGCATGGGCGGGTACCTCATGCAGGGCTTCGGAATCGGCATCGAGCATGACGGGTCGGCGGCGGTCGACGCCATGACGGCCGTCATGGGCTCCGTCTCCGATGCGGCGTCGGTGGACATCCCGTCCGCCTCCATCGCGGCGGCGTCGACGATCGCAATCAGCGCGGTCTCGGCCGCGTCGACGAGGGCATCCGAGACCTCCGCGCTCGCATCAGGGTACCAGGCGGTCGTCTCCGCCGTTGGCTCGCTCGAGTCGAGGGTCGACGCGCTGGACAAGGGGCTCTCCGACAAGCTCGACGTGAGGATGTACCTCGACAAGAGGACGCTAGTCGCATCGACCGTCGGTGACTATGACGTCGCGCTCGGTAACCTGTCGGCAGCGACGCAGAGGGGGATGTGATGGAGCTTCTCATCGACGAGGTCGACCTCACGGGCTTCGACCTCGTGTACGCGACTCTCGCGGACGCCGAGGCGAAGACCTACGCGGTCGACGTCCCTGGCGGGGGGTCGATAGACCTCACCGAGTTCGGCGGGGACGTCGCCTACCAGCAGAGGAAGCTCGACGCCCTGCTCGTGTGCAGGCGTGGCACGCACGCACAGGTGACCGAGGACGTCGCGAGGCTCGCCTCCATCCTGGACGGCAGACGTCGCTCGTTCACGATCTCGGAGCGGCCGGGCCTCACGTTCACTGGCCGCTTCTCGTTCGGGACGACGGACGAGGAGGGATGGTGCCTGCGCGCCTTCCACATCACGGCGGACGTCGACCCGTACGGTGACGGCGGGCTGCGCACGTGGCGCGTTAACGCGGCTGGTGGCATCGTCGTGGACCTCCCGAACGGTCGTAGGAGGACGCGGCCGACCATCGAGGTGTCGAGGGATACTCTCGTCGACTTCGAGGGGTCGAGCTGGACCCTGGGACCTGGGGCGCATGTCATCAATGACCTGTGGCTGCACGACGGGACGAACCAGCTCAGGGTCAACACCTACCCTGGCTACTCCTACGCTGCGCTGTCTGACTACGCGAGCGATGCCCTGTCAACGCACGCGTCAGAGATGATGTCGGCGCTCTCGGCGGGCTCGAAGCCGCTCCAGTCGCCGGACCTCCTGTCAGACCACGCGTCCGACGTCCTCATGACCATCGGGGCGACACCGCTCATGGAGCTGTCCCACAAGGCGTCAATAGGCGACGAGTACGCCGCCTACTTCCAGTACAGGACCTACGACCTCTAGGAGAGAAAGATGAGCGAATCGACGACGAACATGGGCCTCACGAAGCCGACCATGAGCGACACCGTCACGGAGTTGGTGGACGGGATGAGGAGCAACCTCGACATCCTCGACGCCTTCTATCCGGTCGGTGCCATCTGGTGGTGCACCAAGGACAAGGACCCGGCGAAGATCTTCGGAGGGGCGTGGAGCCGCATCGAGGACGTCTTCATCATGTGCGCCGGCACGAACCACGCGGCAGGGTCGACAGGCGGCGCGGAGACGCACCAGCACCTCATGCCGATCGGCTTCGACAACAACATGATGTACGGGTTCTACAACCCGACCGGTGACACGCCTGGCTACGGGTCGATCGTGCAGACAGCGAACACGAAGAAGTGGGGCATCGACTCCTCTGAGGCCACGAGCGCCCAGCGCATCGCGTACACCAAGGCCGCGGCCAGCCTCCCGCCGTTCAAGGCGGCATACGCATGGGAGCGGGTGGCCTAGGTGCTCACGCTCGAGTACGACGGCGAGGTGCTGCACGACCTCCGCGACGAGTCGCGAACCTGCACGGGCGTCTCGCTGGCGCTCGAGGCGAACCAGCCTGGCACGCTCTGCTTCACCATCCCGCCGTCACACCCGCTCCATGGGATGCTACGTGCGATGGACGCCTCGCACGAGGTCGTGGCGCTCGAAGACGGCGACGAGGTCTTCCGCGGCCGCATCACCGACGACGGCGAGGACATGCGGACCAGGACGAGCTACACGGCCGAGGGGATGCTCGCCTACCTCAACGACACGACGGTGAGGCCGTACGGCACATACGTCCCGACGGACGGCACCGAGTGGGAGCTCGTCGGTGGCACCGTCACCGAGCTCATGAGATGGTACCTGGCCCAACACGACGCCCATGCGGACGCGAACAAGCAGTTCACGCTCGGTCTCTGCGAGCCGTCCGGGACGGTCACCCGCTCGAGCACGCAGCGTCCAAAGACGAACTCAGAGATAAGCGACAAGATTCTCACCCCGATGACTGCGTACGCCCGCGTGTCGATGCAGGGGGGAAGACGTGTCATCGACATACTGGATGACGGCGGCAGCGAAGCCTCGCAGCGCATCGAGTTCGGCACGAACCTACTCGACTTCGCGAGCACGCGCAAGGCATCTGGAATAGTCACATGCATCGTCGCCACGGGAAGGGACTCCGAAGGCAACGAGTTCGGCCTCGACCGCGTGACGGACGGACAGTACGGAGACTGCCACAAGGACGGGGACAGGATCCAGTCGTGCGAGGGGGCGCGTCTCTACGGCATCATCGAGGAGGCCAGGAGCTACGAGGTGTCTACCCCCGATGGGCTCCTCAAGGCTGCCATGGACGACCTGTCAGGATGCTGGCAGACGCTCGAGTCGCTCGACATATCAGCCGTCGACCTGCATGCCATAGACCCGTCGGTCCAGCCGATAAGGCTCTACGACTGGGTGCGCATAACCTCGAAGCCGCACGGCGTGGACCAGAGGATGATGTGCAGCAAGGTGACCATGACCGACGACCCGTCGCAGACGAAGGTCACGCTCGGGTCGGTCATCCCGTCCCTCACACACAGCAACGTCATGAGGGCGTCGAGCGCTCGCCTCCAGGTCGAACAGGTGATACAGGACGCCTCCGCCATATCAGCCGATGCGAAGGCAGCCGCGACCGTCGCCGGTGAGGCGGCGCTCACCGCCGACTCGAAGCGTCGCGTGTTCGTGACGGAGCCCGTGCCCCCATATGACGTGGGCGACCTCTGGGTCGACCAGACGGCGCAGACCACGAGGGTCTGCACGACAGCGAAGGAAGGATAGACCATGCCATTCGATGATTCGGATTGGGCCCCTGCGGCCGACATCGCCAAGCCGGAGGCCCAGGCGGCACAGAAGACCGCGGACGCGGCCACGACCAAGGCGGACGCGGCCCAGAAGACCGCCGACACCGTCACGGGCGACCTCACGAGCTTCGTGAGGACCGTGGACAAGACGGTCGACGGCCTGCAGGCGCAGATCGACGGGAGCATCCAGACCTGGTTCTACGAGGTCGCCCCCACGAGCGGGAACGCCCCGGCGGTCGACTGGACGACCGCCGCCCTCAGGAACAACCACCTCGGGGACCTCTACTACGACACCAGGACCGGATACTGCTACCGCTACCAGGTCGAGGACAACGCCTACTCATGGCAGCGCGTCACCGACGTCGACGTGACCAAGGCGCTCGCCGACGCCGCCCAGGCCCAGGACACCGCCGACCACAAGCGCCGCGTCTTCACGTCCACTCCGACGACGCCGTATGACGTCGGAGACCTGTGGACGGACGGCAAGGACCTGCGCCGCTGCAGGGTCGAGAAGGCAAGCGCCCAGAGCTACAAGGAGACGGACTGGGAGCTCGCGACCGGGTACACCGACGACACCAAGGCGGACGCGGCGACAACCAAGGCCCAGGCGGCACAGAAGACCGCGGACGCGGCCACGACCAAGGCGGACGCGGCCCAGAAGACCGCCGCGGCCACCGACCAGCACTTCTGGGCCGACACCGAGGGCGCGCACGTCTCGGAGACTGGCGACCATGACCTGTCTGGCGGGAACGTCCTCCTCACGGCGGCGAAGCTCGCCATCCGCAAGGCCCTCGGTGAGGTCGCGAGCTTCTCGGAGGGCGCGGTCGGCCTCATGTCTGGAGCCGGGAAGATGCTGATGGACGGCAGCGTCATGATCATGAGGTCGGTCAACGACGACAGGTGCGGCGTGCTGCTCGGGCACAACCCCTTCGACTCGGGCGACTCGAAGAACGGGGCAATCGGCCTTTCGAACAACGGGCAGCTCCAGTTTGGCAACACGCTGTTCGGTGACCCCGGCAAGGAGACCGCATACCTGTTCGCAGACAGCATGTGCGTCGGCTCGGCGACGGACCCATACGACGCGACGAGCTACCCCCTCGATAACCTGCGTTATGCACTGTCGCAACCGCGTATCTACATCGGGATGAAGGTGCTCACGATGAGTGGTCCCGACAGTAAGCTCTTCACGGGTGCGGAAATGGTGTCTAGATTCGGTGACAGCTCAGGCTGCCCACACGTGTATGTCATGAACGGTGATTGGAACGCTTTCTATCACCCACTTGCGACGCTTTGGAACGGAGAAGACGTCTATGTGCGTGCCACGGACGAGTTCAGTTCCACAATGCCGGTGCGCGTAAACTACCTCGTCGTGGTCGGCTAGCCAGCAAGCAGGATCCAGTTGACGCGGACGGTAGTGTTTGCGTTGGCATGGACAAAGAGCTTCTTGTCAGTGGGCCAGTAGCCGCCAGTCATGTAGAAGTCACCTTGGTTGGTGTCCCCGTTCATGACAAGGAAGCAGTCCTTCGTGTTGTCAAACGCACGCCCGAGCAGGCCGTTTATCGCGCTCGTGTCAAGGACGACGGCGTTCCCGTTCGAGTTCGTGTTCACGATGGTGCTCCCGTGGTGGATTCCCAGGACATAACGCAGGTTATCCCGTGACCATGGCCAGACCATGGCCCCGTTACCCCCGCATGACCATCAGGCACGACCAGAGAGACTTCGAGGGGAGGTGAACCGACTTGCCAATCACCGAATGGCTCGCGGGCAACGCGGGATGGGTCGTGGCAATCGCGACCCTCGCGCTGACCATCAAGCGCGACCACGGTGCGAGCAAGGACGACCACGACGCCACCATCAGGGCATCGCAGAAGATGGCGGACAGGCTCGACACGCTCGCACGCGACATCTCGGAGATGCAGCGCACCCTCTCAGGGATAGCAGACCGCGAGGACGCCTACGGGCAGCGCCTGACCGAGTGTAGCGCGCGACTGTCCGACCACGAGAAGCGCATCACCCGCATCGAGGACAGGTGCGACGACCATCTCTCCGTGGGCGGGACCGACTGACAAAGCAAGAAGAGAGGAAAGACATGAGCAATCTCACGAGCAAGGACTGGTGGGCCGCTGCTGCGGTCCGAGCGCTCAAGACGGCGGCGCAGGTGGCCGTCGCGGCCATCGGGACGACCACCGTGCTGGGCGGCGTCGACTGGGCGATGGTGGCGAGCACAGCGGCACTCTCGGCCATCCTGTCCATCCTCACGAGCCTGGGCGGGCTGCCTGAGGTCGACGCAAAGGCCACGACCGACAGCGGGACGCCCGAGGGGGTCTAACCGTGGACATCATCGACATCCCAGCGTCCACGTCGACCTACTCCCATGGACGCGGCGGCAAGTCCATCGAGTGGATTGTCATCCACTACACCGGGGCCGCAGGCACGGCCCGCAACAACGGCGACTACTTCGCGGGCGGCAACCGCAACGCGAGCGCCAACTACTTTTTGGACGGCTCAGAGGTCGTCCGCTCTGTTGGCGACGGGGACACCGCCTGGGCGGTCGGGAACTTCGACATGAACCAGCGAAGTGTCTCAATCGAGGTCTGTAGCGACGGCGAGGACTTCACTGCCGCCGAGGTCGCGCAGCTGACCGAGCTTACCCGCTCGCTCATGGACGCCTACGGCGTCGACGCGAACCACGTCATCCGCCACCACGACGTGGCCGACCACGTGACCACGGGCTCGACCGTGAGCCCACACAAGGACTGCCCAGCGCCATACGTCTCGGGAGACCCTGACGGCAGCAAGTGGGCGTCACTGCACGACACCATCACCAGCGGCGAGGCATCGACGCCGACCATCACGAGACTCACGGAGGACACCATGGAGTGCATCATCAACTGGAACGACGAGGGCAAGATGGTCTGGTTCGACGGGACCAAGCTGCACTGGCTTGACGAACCTGACACCATGAAGGCGGTCCAGCAGGTCTACGCGCTCGTCGCCGCCGCGAAGAAGGCCGACCCGAACAACATTCCCGTCTTTACGGTCGGCGAGGAGGGCGCGCCGTGGGCGAGCCGCTTCGCCGAGGCCGTGGGAGACGGCTCCGAGGAGCTGAGAAAGTTCCTCAGCGACCACAAGTAGGACCATCAGCCGGCAGACGTCACACACACGCAGTCGCCGGCATGGCAGCCCCTTCCCTCCGGGGGAGGGGCTTTTCGCTCATCGTCGGAGAACGTCGGAGAGCAACTTCTGCGGAAGTTGGAATATTTCCGCGTCGTTCCAGCTAGAAGATGGTGCCCGAGGTGAGACTCGAACTCACACGAGGTTTCCCCCAGAGGTTTTTGAGACCTCCGCGTCTGCCATTCCGCCACTCGGGCCAAGCACGACTTGCAGTTGCACGGCATCTGCCGCGCGAACTACTTTAGCAGATGGATGGGTCCGTCCGCATGGCCCCTTGCCGCATGATGGAGAGGTGACACGACCGGCTTCCCTCCGTGCCTCCCACAAGCTGCCATTGGCCAGATAGCACATCTGAAAGAAGAAGAGAGGGAACGAGAAGGTCAGATGGTTTAGACTCTTTTATGTTGAATCTAATCTGAGCATCTGGGGGATCTCATGAGATATCAGAGCAAGGCGTTCAGGGCCGCAGCCACGCTGACGGGAGTCCTCGTCATCTCATCGCTCCTGCCAGCCATGGCTTGGGCAGAGGATACGACCACCCTCACGCAGAGCTCGGAGACGGCCACTTCGGCATCCCCCGCTTCCACGACCGTGACCGCTCCCCTCGAGACCACCGATACCGCAACGTCCGACACGGCCGAGAAGGGCCAGCAGGCCACCACCCCGACCACGCCGGACGCCACCACCCCCGACACGGCGACCACCCCGACCACCCCGGATTCCACGACGTCCGACACGGCAACGACCCCTGACGCCACCACGCCAGACGGAGCGACGACGCCCGACGATGCCACCACGGCCGACAAGGCCACCACGTCGGAGAAGGCCACTACCCCCGACAAGGCCACCACCCAGGCGACCACCACCGAGGCCGCGACCACCGCACAGGCGGCCACCACCCAGGCCGCGACCACCGTCACCACGCAGGCGTACAGAAACCAGTGGGTCCAGGAGGGCTCGCGCTGGTACTACTACGACGCCTCCGGCTCCCGTGCCTCCGGCTGGGTCGTCAACTCCACCTTCAAGACCTACGGCCTCCAGCGCTACTGGCTCGACACCACGACCAAGGCCCTCGCGTCCTCCGAGCTGGTCAAGGCCTCCGAGGCCGGGTACTGGGCCTACGCCACCAGGTACGGCTACGTCGTGCGCGGCCGCTACACGGAGGGCGGCGTCACCTACCTGGCAGACAACGACGGCAGGCTCGAGTCGCCCGGCTGGCACGTGAGCTCCGCCTACGGCCAGGGCCTCCAGCGCTACTACGTGACCGCCGCCAAGCACGGCTGCGTCACCGGCTACTCCACGGCAGGCTGGGCCCACTACAC